CGACGATGTACTGTGTGGTTGAGTTGACCGAAAACGCCACCAGTCGCGACTGGCTCGATGCGCTCAGTGCCTCCCCCAAGTACTCGGTACCCGACCGGCGAATCGCCCCGCCGTAGATGGTGCCGCGCATGTTCTGCATGGTCCGGCATGCCATCCGGTACTTGTCCATGTCGATGCGAGGATCAAGCCAGGGAGAGATTTCACCCGCGTTAAAGGCGATGCGACGGTCCACGATTTCACTCATTGCGACCTCCTCGTGCCGAGTTGAGACGCGACTGAATCAAACGCGAACGACCGATGATTCTCGACCAGCCAGGGTTTTCGCGGCTGCCGCACTCCTGGGCATCAACCAAGCGAGCCTCACCCATCGCGCGACGGTAGCTGCCATCCATCTGCTGCGCCTTCTCGGCGCTACCCTGGAGTGGAACCGCCAGCTTGGATGCCAGGCGGCAGGCAATCGCCTGTTGGCAGAGAATCCCAAGTGAGCCGATTGGAACCTGCGAGATGTAACGAATCGTGCAGGTTGTCGCATCGCTCGCGAGCTTTGATCCTTCGAGCTCAAAAAACTCGTCGGATGTTCCCCATTCCTCGCCGTTGATTTCGAGCACCCGCAGGCAGTCGGATGGCAGTTGATAATAAAAAGCAAAGCCGGTCGTTGGTGCCGGCAGCACCTGGGCAAGCGTGGCGCGCAGCGTGGCGCGATTCCAGCGTCCCAGGGAAAGCACCTCGGCAATCGCCGCATCCGCAAACTGCTTGCACAGCCGCGCAGGCTTGCTGGTCGTATCATCGATGCTCGCAATCGGCATTTCACCGAGCATGGACAGAGCGTGGTTGGCGAGATCGGTGTTAGTAGTCATGCGGATCGTAAAAAAATGGGCAGCCTGGCTGCGCCAATGATGAAAGAGAAAAGCCCGACCCCAGTTTCCCAGGGTCGAGCCAGAGTTGGATCAACCTCCAACAGTCGAGCACTGAACTTCGATGACGCCTTCGTCATACAGACGAGTCGCGCCCCAGCCCCACTCGGTGCGGAGCTGTACGTCGTGGCGATAGCTCGGGAGCTCATCGACCCAGGCTTGTGGGTTTTCAGCGATACCGAACATCACCGCACTGCGAGCAAACGCATAGCAGGAACGATAACCCGTGGCACCTGAACCCGTGGTTGGCAGCAGCGATGGGCTAACAGCCTTGATCGAGATGCCCATCAGGTTGACCACCGCGCCCGTGTTGAGCATACGCAGCGTCTGGAAGTCAGAGCTGGTAAACTTCGTTTCGCGGAGCAGCGCTGGAATCTCGTTGTGCGAGATGATTAGCGTGACTTCGGATTGATTTTCCGTGTCTTGGCCCGTCATATCAGCCACACCGAATCGGCGGATGACATCGAGCATCTTGTCGAAGGTCAGCGAGCTAGCAGTGGCAGTTCCCGAGCTCACATAGTTGTAAGCAATGGACTGAGTCGCTGGCAGTGCAGCGGTACCCGCACCGGCTTTGCCAGTTTGGATCGTGCCTCGGATGCCATCGATGAGGGTTTTATCCCGATCGCGACCCGCAGCCGCAAGCTGCATCCGAAGAATCTGCGAGTGAGGCGAACCGATCGATCCAAGTTGAATCGCGTCACGACGGTCGATATAGTGAGCACTGTCCTTGAATGCCACCTTGAGCCAACGATGCTCAATAGTGGGATCGACAAGAGTCGTTGCAGCAATCGTACCCGTATTGGCCGCCACTGCGTTTGCCGTAGCTTTCGCAAGGATTTGATACCGCTTGCCATCGCCTTGGATGGTTTCGGTGTTGACGTAACTCTCAAGTCGAGAGCCGAGTTGTTGTAAGCCGAGTTTCCACTCGTCAGAGTACATGGTGGGGAATCCTGCTGCGAGGACTCCATTGTCTGCGTATGCCATAGTATTGGTTAGTTAGGAGTTTGAATTTGAGTTTCACTTGCGTTTGCGAGTGTCCGCCAAATGCGGGTCGCCTCCGTCCATTGCTGAACGTGGCGCTCCTAACTGGGCCGCTTTGCGAGCGGGTATCCTTCAGAGCACGAATCCATCGTCTTCATGTTTCGGGTGAGTTCGTCGTTCCTAGTTAGGAAAACAAAACACCCGCCCTCGGCATGAACCGAAGACGGGTGAAAACACGAACAATAATTGACCCCAGAAAATTTAGCGACTGCCGCGCTTTGCTTGGCTCGCATCGAGCTCGTAAAGCGCATGAATCCGGCTGCTGGCTTCGGAGTCATTGCGCCACTTTGGATTTGCCTTCATGATCTCGACTGCCTGTTGACGTGGACTGTGACTGCCCGTATTAACTTCATTTCCGACACCTGGCAGCGGTGCCTCACGCAGCGCCCGCCGTGCCTCATCGATCACGCGCACCACCTTGGGATGGGATAGCGCTGCTTGCATCGCGGGATCAGATAATTCATCAGCGGCAAATCGCGATTGCACAAATGCACGGTTGGCTTCCAGTCGCGAATCGTAGTTATCGCCCCATTCCTTTTGAAATGTCTGTTCGGATGCCTGGGCAAACTGAGCAACCTTCACATTGAATGCTTCAAATGCTCCATCACGCTGGCCACCCAGGCTATCGATGTGCTTTTGAATGAGCTCGTGGGCAGCCGCGGTGGGAATGTGATGTTTGTGGAAAATCTCTGCGTAAGGTTTCATCGCAGAGTCATCCCACTGCACACCGTCTGGCAGCTTTTCCGGCTTGAAGGCATAGCCATCTAGATTCTCTGGAACACCTGCATCGCGGCGGAATGCCGAAACGTCATCCTCCGCGGCACCTGCCTTTGGATAGCTGATGCCGGTCGACTTCTTGCCGACAAATCCGAGCGTATCATCCATCATCCGCATCAGTGTTGCCTCATCCTTGGCCGTAGCAGCCTTGGTCGCCAGGCGCTCGAACCCTGCTTCTCGCAGGCTTTCTGTCCATCCCTCGTTGAAGGTGCCTCCCTTCTGGACATGATCGCCAAACCATCCGCTTTTCGCGGGCTCGCTGCTGGTTGTTGCTGCCTGGGCATTGCCTCCCATGAATCCGCCTGGCGACGGAGTAGGAGTGGACGTTGGGGTGGAATCTCCGACAGATGCCGGAGCCGATTCGATTGCGCTGGTGGATTCGCTCATAATGGAAAATTGAAATCAGGCTTTGCCTTGCGGATGGTCTGCAACAGGTGTGCAACCACCGCCCTCTCGCCATCGCGCACCGCAGCACGCAGGGCATTCACGTCACCGCGATCCGTGGCGATGAAGGTGCGACCGAGTAGGTCAAACCGCTGAACCAGGTACTTGAGAATCTCTTGGCCAGCTTCCGTTCCGAAAACCTCGGCCATCTGTTGACAGAGACGCTCGTGGTCTTTTCTTCGGTTATCCTGGGACAACTGCGAGATTGCCTGTTTGTCGCTAATGCTACTCATCGGGCTTGTTGTTGGATGGCGTCACCCATCTCTCGACGGGCTCCTGCTGGAATGCTGCCGACCTTCTGGACGACGTTTGCCGCCTGCTCGGCCTGCTGCATCTGCTCCTGCTGGGCGCGTTGTTGAGCCCGTGCCATCTGGATTTCTTCGATCGCTTTTTTCGACCGTATCCACGACTCGGGAAGACCCCCGTTGCGTGCGGACTCGCGGACGATCGTCGGCATGTCAAGAGCATCGACTGCCTCGGGGTAGAGCTGGATCATCGGTTGAACCATCCCCATAAATTCCATCAGGCTGCCATTTTCGCGCGCCTGCATCGCCAGCATGATCCGGTTCTTGTAGAGCATCGATGGCATCGCGATTCCCATGCGGTTGCCACCGACCACCCGCATCACACTCGGTGGCGGTGGACCAAATTGATTGTTGCGAAGTAAGACTCCGAAGACTCTCGACAACACTGGATCGAGCATCTCTGAAACCAGACGTCCGAAGATCGGCGAAAACTGCGTGAGCTTCTCGCCGGCCACGAGTGATGCCTCGGTCGCTGTCATCGGCCCGCGCTGCATCGCGCGATTGGCAAACAACTGGAAGAGATCGACGTAGAACGATTGCTCGACCTGGGTGCGCTTGTCGGCCATCCGGTCTTTCGCCACATCGTAGCGACCCGCCGTCGCCCACTCGCGCAGCATCGCCGCGCTGTTGGGATCAGTCGAATCGACGTAAGTAATCTCAAGAGCTCCTTGGCCGATCTCTCCTTCCAGACTCGATGGCGCAATCAGTGGCGGGAATACCGACTTCTCGGTCGCTACATCGGCCAGCTCGTTGAGAAATTGAAGTTGCCGCGCATCGCCGGCAGCCAGTGTGCCTGGACCAAACCCCCAAACGCAGCGGCCAAAACGACGGAAGCGGTGGACCGCAAACGGAAATTCATCATAGCCACTTTCCTGGACGATACTCTTTGATTTTTCGTGGACGACTACCGATTGCCACGACTTGCGCAGATTCTCGGGGTCTTCATCCTTGGCGCGATCCTTGCGCCGAGTCACCGCATGAACAAAATCGAATAGATCACTCACCGCACCTGGCTGCTTGAGCTTGCTGATGATCTCAGGCGGTAGGTTTTCTTCGCCAAACTCTTCAGCAGCCTGCTCCGCGGTCAGGTGGAGATCGCGATACAGCGCGTTGACCCGTCCCTTCGCATCTTCCGCGATGTAATAGGTCTTGATCGGTTGATGACGGAAAAACAATTCGCCTCGATCATCCAGATCACCGCAGAACAAAGCCGCCGTGCCAAAGACCGGACTCTCGATGTAGGCTTCTTGAATTTCTTCATAAAAATTTGACGACTCGATGAACTCGCGCGCCGTCTCGCTTGCCTGGCGATAGAACCTCACCGCCTCATCATCCTTGCGCAGCTCGCGCGGTGGCTGAAACTCGAACCACATCTCTTCCCGCGGCGTCACCAGGCTAGCCAGGCCATTGGCCAGTGTCAGAGCCGCACGCCGTGGCGATGAATCAAACATCTTGTCCGACGATGGAATGTCGGGGATTCCACCACTCGTTATCAGCCGGAATGGCATGAATAAAGCCGATAGCTCATCCCAATGCCCTTCCAATGCCGTGCGCCCACCTTTGAGTGAATCGCGCGCCTTGATTACATCTTGGCCGTTCATTTTGAGGTGGAGCCCAAGAATGAACTGGCAGCCGTTCCAGCCGATGGCGTCGCAACACCCAAAGGCTGCCCGCTGGCCAAAAAGGTTTTTGCGTTGCTACTGCGGTTTTTCAGCTTATCGAGTAAGCTATCTGTTGCCGTATAGGCATCAGCAGTTTAGGCGAGGAACACATGAGCCAAGCCTGCTAACCCTCCAGCCCATCCGTCTCCTTCCTAGCTGGGAAATCGATAACACCTCAGTCGTCCTCGCCGGTGAAACATCAGCCAGGGCAGGGGATACGGCACCAGCCTATGCCATGCCCTCATGTCTCCCGCATAGAGCCAGACGTGCCAAGCATCGCCCTGGTCATCGGTTTGCCATGGATCGCAGATTCTCGCCTCATCCCATTCGCTGGAAACCTGACGTCCCATCAGAAAAAAATCGTGACCGCTAAAAACATAACCGACTTGCAGGTGCGCCTCGACCACCTCCACGAATGGATCGTTGGGGCAATGTTCGAGATGCCACCTCGCGGCTCGCTCGTATGGGCTCATCGCGTATAGCGCCCGGCACGCGCCTTGGTCTGACGTTGGTGAGCGGGTCGATACTCGCGGATCACTTCCGCGTGACCTTTGAGGAGTCCGTTGAGCATCGCCTCGGCCAGCATTCGGAACGCGTCCGCATCATGACTTGACCAATCGTGAACAGGGTCGCTTGAATTATAAGTCTCATGCTTGGTCGTGCGCGTGTGATAACTCTCTAGTGCCTCCAATAATGCCACCGTGGTTCCTTTCCGAAACACCATTCGCGGCATCAGCTCGACCGCCTTGTTAATCCCTGGCCATACCTCTCGGCACCGCGGTACAATCCGAATCCCCTCCAGCCCCGCCTGCTGCATCTGCTGTTGGAAGTTGAGCCCGCTCTTCTCCTGGGCGGCTGCGTCGTGAGGAAAAAAATGGGTGCCGTAGGGGTAGCCCTTCGCCAGCATGTGCGCCACCCGCTCGGTCGGCGTGTAGTCCAGATTCGCATCGTGGTCGATCACATGAATCTCACGCCCGACGAACTGCCAGTAAATGCAGCGAGTGTTCTTCGGACTGCCCAAGTCCCAGCTCGTATGCACCAGGCTCGACCGGTCCCAGGGGAATTCCAAAATCCTTCCCTCCCGCAGTGCAGTCTCGCAGTGCCGCGCATAGATCGCACCTGGTATGCCTACCGAGAAGTCGCACTCATACTCCTGCTGGAAAATGTCGGGGCTAGCCGTGTTGCGGCGGATGTCATCAAGCTCTTCCTCGGGAATGATCCCACTATCACTCGCCCGCAGCACCATGGAAAACCAATCCTCGGAAGTCGCCGCTAATTGGTGCGTCCGATAGAATGCATTCCTCCCCTTGGGCGTGCCGATGAATGTCGCCCATCCCTGGTAATCGCTCAAGCAAGGACGAATCACGCTCGGCCAGGCATTCGGGTCGATGTCGGCGGACTCATCAATAATCACCCCGTCGAAGTAAATCCCCCGCATCCGCTCGTAGTTGTCACCCGAGTAGAGGCGAATCGACGCCTTATTCGGCAGAATGATTGCTAGGTCGCTCTGGTTGATCGTCACCCCTGGTATCTGAGCACAGAAATCCTTCAGGTACGCCCACGCCACATCCTTCGCCTGGTCGCGCGTCGGCGCGATGTAAGCGTAACGCAGCGGCGGACCCTTCCGCTGATAGGTATTCGCCCGCAAAATCAAATCCTGGATGCAGGAAAACGTCTTGCCGCCGCGGCGATGCACCACCAGGCATGCCCACCGCTGCTTTCGCTCCAGATAAGCCCTGAACTGAGGACGCGGTAAAATCTCCAGCGTCACCCGCTTCACCCGCTAAACCCTCCAATCCTCACCACCACCTCAACCTCTCCCGAATGTTCCAGGTCGATCTTGTCGCCATATCTCTTCGGCAGCATCTTGCCGGCCATCCACTTCCGAGCATCAATTTGCAGTCTCGCCTTTGCTGGATCATCGCAGGAATCTGCAATCTCCACGATCTCCATCGCAAACCTTTCCGCCTGCTCTCCTCGCGCACGCGCGTACATCCCCGCAAACTCATCATGCTGATCAAGCATTTTCAGCACCGTGGTGTAGCTAGGAAACTTCGGATCGCGACAGATGTTGACCAGGCTTTCACCCTCGGCGATCCGCTCGCAGATTTTTCCCGACCACTCTACAATCCCAAATTTCTCAGGACGGCCGACTTTCTTCTTTGCGGGTAGCTTTGGCATCAAATTAAAATCTTCGTCAGTTCCATCCTCCCGAGATCCGACAATCCATAGAAATCCTTTCCAGAGATTCTAGTGATCTCCCAGAAATCCACCACTTGACTGTGGTGAAGGGCATTCCAAATACCAGACTGACTCGCCCCAATCAGCACCATCAATTCCCCGAATGTAACCAATCCACCCTCACCCAACTCCATCAATACAAGCATCTGCAAGTCGCTTAACTTGCAGCGGAATTTACGAGAGATGAGGGTTCTTGGACTCATCAGAATGGAATATCGTCGTCCTCGTCAGAATAGGCTGGTGCCGCGGTGGTTTTAGAATGAGCCGCCTGCTCGTAGGGCGTGCGCGCCTGTGGTGCCGCCGGTGCCTGTCTCGCTTGCGGTGCCGAATGGTATGCCCCAGGATCATGCTCCTTCTTCGGATAGAGTGACACCCACCCGCTCCACTCGGGACCGACCGGTATGCACTTCAGCTTGATGCTGACGCGTCCCTGGTCATCCGTGAATGCCTTGCCGACGTTGGTGTACTCTTTTTTCTTTTCGCCGTCTCGGTTGGTGTATTCTCCAGTCGTCGCGACGGCATCGTGGGTGTATTGGGCTTTGGCCATTTCGTTATTTTTTCGGTTTGATTTTCAGGTTTACTGGCAAGATTCGCAGTTTTCGTCGCCCACCTGGCAGGCTTGAGATGGATCAAGTTCTCCCCAATCCTCATCAATATCGTCAGCAGGCTGATCCTTGACGAACTGGCCATTGACCATGGTGCCGGTGCGCCCCTCGATCTCCGCATACGCTGCCTGCGCACAATACCGAATCGTGGTGCCGGCTCTCTCAGCCATCAGCGTGAGGACAACAAAACAATCGCCGATCCCATCGACCAGACCATCGAAGTCTTTAGCGCTCCAGGCATCAACAATTTCCAGATACTCCTCGCGCAGCTTGTCGATCTGACCCGATACCGTTCCCGTGCCATGCACTCCGGTGATTCCCTTGTCATCTCCCCAGGCAATGATTTTCTCAATAAGTTCGTCGGTCATTTTTTTGAATTTAGATTCCAATCCTGCATGCTTTTTCTCCTCTACCAAGTAGCGGTGATCTAATTTTGAGCAAATGCCTGCCGCCAGCTCTCACAAATCTGCCGCCAGCGTTCGGCTTCGGCCTGCCACTGGTGGCGTTCGCGCACCAACGCACTGTGGCCAGACTGCCAGATTTGGCATGCGTTGCGGGCTTCGGCTAGCTGCTTACGTATCTCGTTCAACTGACTTTCTTGCAGCTTGAAGAGATCCCGCCGGAAATCTAAATCGAATAGAGCTTCATCGCGCTCTTTAATCGCTCCAAGCAGACTGCCTTCGGCCACTTCCTTCCACTCATCCCGCTCGCGTTCGAGCTTGCGGGCAAATTCATCCCACGGTAGTGGGGCATCCATCAACGAACTAAATGTATCGTACTGCATATTGTACGCCCACGCTTCGTCGTTTGCATCAGTTTCAGGTGTATTAGATTCCGTACAGGATTCAGTGTTTTTGTGTAGTTTATCAGTCATTCAGGTTTCAGGGTTCGGGCTTCAGGGCTCATAGTATTCAGCAATAAAATCTAGAATGATTCTCAGTGAAATCAATACCGTAGAACAGATAAAGGCAGTAACAATAATGATTGAGTAGTCGCTCATGCTAGCACCTCCTGCACCGTGATGCGTTTCCATTGATTGTTTGCATGAGCAGGGTTCCAGCGGCATATGCTGCCATCAAGTTCTCGTATCATTAAATCAAAAGTGCGTGGTTCAGGCTTGATGCGGTATTCATATGGGCCATAACAATCCGTGTAGAGAATATCCACATCGACCCATTCGCCGCGATCATTACACTGGATTATTTTCCCGTTAGCCAATGCCTGCACCAGCGGCAGGTATAAGTGTGCGTTTTGTGCGTTCATGGTTTACGAAGATTGAGGATGATTCCGTAGATGACACAAATCATTCCAATAAGAATCACTGTGGTTTCAAAGGCGAAAAAGATAATGTCTGCTTTGTTCACTGTTTGTTTTGTTGTTTAGGTTGCGTTCGCTAGATATTCCGCCAACGCCTGACCGATCATCTTCCGGTCCTCCGCGCTCACTGGTTCCATAATTTCGGAGAGTGCTACTGCATGCAGGATCGGGCGTCCATCGACGCTCAGAATCCACGCCCGAACATCCTCGCCTCCGATGTTCGAGTAAAGGTTTGCACCATGCCATTCAACGCGCCCGACAGGCGTACAAGCCGTCGAATTCGCCAGTGCTTGTACGAGCGGTAAGTAGTCGTGTGCGTCGTGTTTGTTCATGATTGAATCATCTCCTGGTAACGGTTTGAAATCTCAGCGAACCCTGGATCAGTATCACAGAGTTTGATATGCCGCTTTCTCGCGTGACGAATCGTCGCTGCATCAGACCGGTTCATAAATCGGGCGATTTTAATATTGCTCCAGAACGGGTAAACTTGCCCGACCAGGTGATGGCAAAGTAACCGCGCCCGATCGATCTGCTCACCGCGTCGGTGACCCAGAACCTCTCCATGGCTCACTCCTAACTCGTCGATCAATTCCAGGATGATTTTGACAATCAGCGCCTGCCTGTCTGATTCATGGCTCATGCGCCCACCTTTCCAAACACCTGCTTGAATTCAGCCATCGTTTCCTGCCGCTCCTGCGCGCTCACCACCTTCACCGGTGCAAGCACCTGCGACAGCGTTGGCCCTGGCACTCTCCGGCGTTGCCACTCCAGTGCATAATTGAGAACATCGCCGATGGTTTCGACAAACTTCGCCCGACTCCGCGGCTGCCACGCGGGCCTGCCCTCGGGAATCGTCGCTCGCAGATAGTCACGAATGGTACGCCAATCATCCTCAGACACGCTGTGGAGGCTCGCAGCGTTCTGCACGATACTTTGTCTTTCAGAATAACTCAGAGCGATCCTGGACCACTCCTGGCGCAATCCGCAGATCCGCTTTGCCAGCACCTCCATCCCGCCCACCGCAGCGGTCGGAACCTCGTCTGAAAAATCCGTGCTCTCGCTCGCACTCTCGGAGAGAGAGAGTTCCTTTTCATTCCCTTCCTTTCCTTTCCTTTCCTTTCCGTAGCTAGTGTTTTGCGTTTCACTAGGAGGAGTGCTTGTAGCACTTTCACATAGTGCTAGGGCTGGTGCTAGCTGAGTGCTTGTAGCACTTTCAGAGATACTAGGCGATGTGCTAGAATTTATCTTATTTTCAGCCTTCTTGCGGCCACCTCTCGCACCTGCATCTCGCTTTAACTTAACGTCATCCTCCTTGTCCGCGGGATACCCCCACAGCACCACCTCACTCCCATCCCAGTCCCACAATTCACACACGGCCTCCACCTCGGCCAGCGTCACCCCGCACGTCTGCTGCCACCTCCGGCATTTCCAATAAGCACAGTCCTTGACCACACCGCCGTTCTCCTGGGACGCGCAGTAAAGCATCAGCTTCAGCCAGGTAGCTTGCTCGGCGGGCTCGCAGCCGATGAATTCAGGCGAATGCAGCATCCTCGTTTCTAAATTTAACCAGTTCATTGGGTTCTTCTATCCTTCAATTTGTAAAGTTCTTGGCTCAGAATCTGGATTCCCAAATTCATCATCTTCTCGCGGGCGGATCAGCTTTCGCCGCCGGTTCTTCCGACACGCAATCGAGCACAAGGCCCCACGCTCAGTCGTCTGATAACCGCAAACTACACATGCCATTGCCAGTCTCACTCGGGGCAGGGTTGGTTGATCCTTCTTCTCCCAGAGCCCACCTTGACCCACCCCGATGTGTTGCTTCGATCCTGTGGCGGAATTTGCTGGAGGACTCTCAGGTGCGTCAGTGGGTCGAGTTTTTTCTGGCACAAAATGGAGCACACCGGCCCCCAGTTGGTTCTTGGGTAGTAACATATTTTACAGACTCTCATTGGATGTAGAGGCGGATTGCCAGACCTGGACCGATCCCGTCGGCAACCTCCCATAATTTACGAACGGTCAACTCACACACCTGGTCGTCGTCTTCCCAGGCACCGATTTGCGATAATGCATCCAGCACCGCTTTCGCCAAATTATCGGCGTCAGGTTTTTGCAGGTGCCAATTCCCTGGCGCTCGATCCGTGAGGTTGCCATTCGTTTTGTAATGCGAATTCGGGCGAGGCATGAAAAAATCCAATTCAACTGCCACACCTTGCTCGAGCTTCAATCCGCTCAGCGCCTGGCAATCTCTGCCAATCTGAGCCTTCCATTCATTCGCCATTTTCGGATTGTAAATCCTCATACTTTCCTTGAATCGTGCCGCCCGCGGCCGCGGTTGTGCCTTGGGCAGACCGATAATCCGCGCGGTGAAAA